CGCAGCTTTTGCTGGTCCTTACGTGAATGTCGAGAGCAACCTCTCCTATCCTGATGGAGATTATAACGATGGTACTACCGACCTCCACGTAGGCTACGAAGGAAGTACAGATAACGTATCTTATTATGTTCAAGCTGGTCCAGCTTTCGTTCATACTGATTCTACTGACGACACCGAGAGTGAAATCTCTGGTAAGGTTGGTGCTTCTGTAGCGATCAACGAAGATCTTTCCGTATACGGTGAGATTGCTGGAATCTCTGGCGAAGATTCATCTAACGATGACATCATCGACTGGTCTGGTAAGGTTGGTGCTAAGTTCACATTCTGATCTAGTTTGTGATATAATTAGAAGGGAGTCTACGGACTCCCTTTTTTATTGGGAAGACATATGAAATTCGAAGATTACTACAAGGAATTTTGTCAGGTCTTTGGTCATCCTTTATGGATGTTACCGATGTTTGCTATATCTTTTTTTATTATGATAGAAGTACTGCATACCAATTACCATAGGTCTGCTGAAGGAGATGCTCATGGGTATTGTGGTCAGAAAGAGTTCGTTAAAGAATTGCAGAGGTTCTATGACAACAATGCATATTGAATGTCAGGACTAGGTAATAATACTTGACAGAAATTTAATATTTGCTATATAATTATGTTACGTTTCTTAACAGAACACAATGACATCATCTTCATCTACGGTTACTACCGAAGACGGTGGCAGACAAAATATGTTTGCTGCTGAACCTCGTATTGAGGTTATAGATCAAGAATACTGGCCTCATGCTGAGTTAACTAATGGTCGCTTTGCGATGATTGGTTTCTTTGCTGCGGTACATAACTACATCCTATTTGGTGCAGTTATTCCTGGTATCTTTTAGACTAAAAGGTCTCTTACACCACCTGCATGGCAGGTTACTTTCTAACCCTATTACAAATCTAACGAAAGGAGAACAACAATGAACAAAGAACAAGAACAATTCGCATCCGCTGAGATAACCAACGGACGCTGGGCTATGATCGGAATCATGGCAGCATTAGGTTCATATGCATACACTGGTCAAATTATTCCAGGAGTATTCTAATGGACAGCAATTTCGACATCTGGCAGCGTTCACAAGGACGTGCAGCAATGATGATCTTCTGGGCAATCATTGCAGGGTATACGTACTTCAAGTACTTTACCTAAAACTTAACAAAACTAAATAATTCTCGTAACTTTATCCCCGATTCAAGACACATGGGTGAATTAATAACCACAACAGAAGCAGTATCTCCCGTTTGGGCATTGGTATTTCCTTTTATTCCTGTAGTTGTACTACTAGGATTCTGGTTTGCTGCTGGTGGCGGATTTAATGATGATGACGATGATGATTTTGGCGGGGGTAAAGGAGTACGAGTAATGCAACCAGTCCCTGTTACTGTACCTGCAGGAGCATAATGAACTGGGATCACTATTACTGGAGATGGGCTGAGCGTTGGAATGGACGTTTGGCATTTGTGGGTTGTATGGGTATACTCGTCTATCTTTTAATCAAATAAATGTATCAATTAATATTTGTATCCACTGTCGCTGCATACGTTTACTTCAATGGTGCTCAATACGCTCTTCAATAGTCCCTACCGAGACTTGCTAGAATTCGGTTTCTTTGTTAGTATAGGAATGACTGCTGGTTCTTTAGGACTTATCTAATGCCAAACAATGTAACCTATGACAAGTCTGAGATAAGAGAGATTGGACATGCTGATCCTGCCTTTGCTGGATTAGAACAAACTCTGACAGAGAGAGAATTAAATCTCAGACAAGAAGCATTGGGAATTCTTTTACGTAATTTTGGTGGTGCTGGTCCTACAGCATCCATCTATCAGTGTGCTAATGAGTGGTGTCAGAAGCAAGCAACCACATCAGGGCTTGCCAGTTACTACAAAGCATACTATAGTGCTAAATAAATAACTCGATTAAAAAAAATGCAAAAAGTTGTTAACATCGTTGCTGTTGCGTCTGGTGTTGTATCTCTTGCCGTTGTCGTTGGTGGCTTATCTGTATATGTCAACAGAGATTCAATTATTGATAACGTCAAGTCTCAAGCTCTTGAAGCAGTTATGGGAGATCTTGGTGGGTTAGGCGGCGGTGCTGGTCTGGATGCTGCTCCTGTAGAACTTCCTACTGGTGCTAATGATCTAACTCCTACTCCTTCTGATCAAGCGTCTGCTACTCTCTAAATAGAATGAGTTACGCTCATTCTTATGTCTGAAGAGATTAAAGAAGAACATAAAGAAGAGAAGAAGAAAGGTCTCTTAGGTAAAGTAAAGTCTGCTATAGTACCAGATGCTGAAGAACAGGCAGCGATCATCTCCACGATGGTCAGGATCACCGTTCTTGGCTGGTCTGGTGCTATACTTACTTTAAATTACGTAGCCATACCTGGCATACCACAACAGAAAATAGATCCGACATTTATAGCCTCAGTTTTCACTGGGGTTTTGGCCAGCTTCGGAATTCAAACAGCATCCAAGAAGGGTGATGGAACAATGAAGATGGATAAGGGTGGTGGATCCGGTCCTAATGGTTCAATCTCCAAGCAGGATATGGAGAAGTTGATTGAGAAAGCAACTCAAGCAGCACCTGCTCAGACAATAAGAATTGAGCAAGCACCATTGGTATTGACTCCAACACAATCACCACAACCTCCCAAAGAGTGATATAATAAATATCATTCGAATTGTAGGAATTACTCATGGCATCTTATCAAGTTACTGTTATTGATACAGAAGGAACCGAAACCACTGTTGAGTGTGGTGATGATCAATACATTCTTGATGCAGTAGAAGAAGAGGGTGTGGATGCTCCATACTCTTGTCGGGCTGGTGCATGTTCTACATGTGCTGGTAAGGTTCTAGAAGGTGAAGTAGATCAAGAGGAACAATCCTTCCTTGATGATGATCAGATTGAAGCAGGATTTGTTCTTACTTGCGTTGCTTATCCTAAGTCTGATTGTAAAATTCAATTAGGAGAAGAGGAGAATTTATGATGTATGGAATTAACTACTTCAATATGTCCTAAGTGTAATTCTCGATGGGTTGGTGGACAATTATATTGGGCAACTGGTAAAGAAGGTTGTCCCCATGATCTCGCTGGATTAGTATGTAATAATCTAGGAGATCATAGTTGTATAAATCCTTGTAGGGGTTCTACTAGTGGTCAAACTTGGGAACTCCGAAAACAAATCATAGAGGAACTCTAATGGGATTACCAGACAAAGCTCAAGCAGCATTCGACAAAGTAGTTGAATGGGATAAAAACTTAATTAAAAAGTGTCAAGATAAATTTGGATGGACAGACTATCAAGTAGTTGTTATTTCATTCGTTAAAGGATTTGTCATCGGAGCAATATTACTGTGACCCAATCTCTGAAGTGGGTATTCAGATTAATCTTTGTAGTAGTGGGTGTTGAACTGGCAATAGTAGGAGGTACTGTTGCTGGATGTTTTACTAGAGAATGTGCTCAAGAAACTAAGGATGGTATTGAAAGGACTATGAATAGTCTTGCAACTAAAGCATTTGCATTGTATGCTGCTGAGAAAGCAGGTGCAGCAAGTGGCAAAAAGAAAGAAGATGTGATAGAATGTCCTGATCCATCAGTTCATGTATAATGGAACTTAATGACGTAAACGTACATAAGGTACTTGATGAAATCCGTCCTTACATTGAGGCAGACGGTGGTATACTAGAATACGTGGCTATAGATTACCTTAAGGAAGGTCCTATAGTCATGGTAAGAATGTTGGGTGCTTGTGCAGGATGTGCTATGAGTGCTCAGACAATGACGATGGGTATTGAGAAGTTAGTTAAAGAAAGATTTCCTGAGGTTCAGAGAGTTATTTCGGTATGATAACATGGTCTTGAAACACACATAATAATAGTTAATATTACCTATAAGTAATCTAAATATTAAGTGAAATTTATGCGAGCCCACGGCTAAAATCGTGTCTCATTACACCGTTCAATATCTAGATGAAACCAGGCATCACCAAAGCATTTGTGAATACGCAGAGGATTCCTGGCAAGCAAAGCAACAGGCTATAGAAGACGTACCATATTTACATTCTCACCCAAATAAGATAGACTGTATACAGAGTGAAGGGTCTTTATTTTGTACAACATTGTGAAAACATTTATACAGACTCTGTGGATAATGCTTATATCCGCAGCAGTTCTTTTCCTTCCGAGGATGGCTTATGCTGCGGAAATACAAATGGGTTCTAATGGGAACCTGGTGTTTGATCCTGCTGAGCTTACAATTGCTGCAGGTGATACGGTTACAATAGTGAATGGAGACCTACCACCTCACAACTTTGTGGTAGCAGATCATCCAGAACTATCACACCCAGACCTTGCGTTTGTAGGTGGAGAGAGTTTTGATGTAACCTTTAATGATCCAGGAGACTATGAGTTTCAATGCGAACCTCATACTGGTGCTGGTATGAAAGGAGTTATTCACGTAGAGTAAAATGCAAGAAGTAGTACAGAGCGTCAACATTATGATTGGAATCTTAATGGGTGGTGTATCTTGGTCAATCTACTATATAATGAGACTAGCCTATCTTGAAATGAATGATGAGCGACAAAACACTACAGGATCTGAAGGTTGATGCACATATTGCTGTGCTTCATACAAAAGTAGATGCTCTAATCGAAAAACAAAAAGAACTCACTGGTAGAGTACGTGCCAATGAGAAAGTAGTTGCTGCTATTGGTCTGCTTGGATCTATAGCACTTGCTTTTATTGGTGCAGGATACTTTGCACC